AGAAGAAATGGAAAAACTCCAAACTAAGTAATAATGGGGTTCTTAGGGAAAAATAAAAATATAGTAGCTAACAATCTATCTAACATTGTTAGAAATAATACTAATCAATTTTTAACAGCAAGAGTATTATCTGTAGATCAAACAACTAATTTATCTAATAGTACTATAATAGCTGAAATTATGGGAGTCAGAGCTGACCTCCCAGAAAGAGTTCAAATTACAGCAATACCTTTTTTTCCTAATATCAAACAACCACCATTAGTAAATGAGGTAGTATTCTTAGTTTTAGCACCTAATGGTGACTATTCTTCTAACACAAGTAAAGTATCTTATTATTATTTTACTCCTTTAAATATGTGGGGTAATATTAATACTAATCCTACTCCAAACCCATATCAAAATCTAAAAACTACTACTCAAGATAAATCACTAAAAGAAGTAGAAGCAGGTTCTCCTAATGTTTCATCTGAACAGGATAATGAATCTTTCAAACCTGGTACTTATTTTGAGGAAAAAGCTAATATTTACCCTTTATACCCATTTGAGGGTGATATTATATATGAAGGTAGATTTGGTAACAGTATTAGATTTGGTAGTACTGATATAATAGAATCTCTCCCAGCAAACAATTGGTCTATAACAGGTTCAAATGGTGATCCTATCACTATCATTAGAAATGGACAAAACCCAGAATTACCTACCCCTGCTCAAAACACAACAACTGAAGATATTAATAAAGATTTATCTTCAATCTATTTAACTTCAACCCAAAAAGTTCCAATTACAGTTTCTTCTCAAAATGATTATCTTTCATATGAAGAAAGCAAACCTCTAGAACCAAATCAGTATGCAGGTCCCCAAGTTATACTAAATTCAGGTAGATTAGTATTTAATACTACCCAGGATCACATAATGTTGTCATCAAAAAAGAGCATTAACCTTAATTCAATTGAAGGTATAAATGTTGATACTGTTGGTCCTGTAGTAATAGAAGCACCTCTTGTCCAATTAGGATCATCAACAGCCGAAGAATCCGTCTTACTAGGTGATTCTACAGTAGATTTACTACAACAACTTATAAGTGATTTATCTTCATTATTAGGTATAATGTCCACCCAAATTGGTAATAATGGTATTCTTTTAGAACCTACAGCAACAACAGCCCGTACTATTAATTCAAATTTATCTACATACCAATCTCAGCTAGATAGTTTAAAATCTAATATTGTAAAAGTAGAATAATGGCTCTTAAAAAATTAAAAGAATTTAATAATAAATTAAAGAATACTGAAACTTTTCTTAAACAAGCTAATGCTGTTGAAGATCAAACTATTTCTGAAGTTATTTTAGCATCAGCTGGAATAAATATACCGTTACCAACTCAAGAAATGGCAATTAAGTTTTACCAAGAAATTGAAGAACCTGATAATATTCTTACTACTATACCCCCTGAAGATTGGACTAATCTCCAATATCTTGAATATCAAAGTGATGTTAGAAGGTATAGATCTAAAATTAAATTTCAAGGTATAAAAGATGCTTTAAAACTTAGAAAAAAGAAAAATGAAGAAAAATTAGAAAAAGAAGAAAAAAAGTTTATACGAGATTTTATAAATAGTATAACAAAAGATTCTATTGAAGGTATTAAAAGAAATAGAATTAAAAATTCTGAACCTCAAGGAGTACAAAAACTTGGAATATTAGTAAGTAATATAAGTAAAGTATTAATTCAAACTAACTTTCCTACTTTATTAAATATGATAAGGCAAGTAGGTTTAGATACTTTTGAAACAAAAAAACAACAAGCTTTAGAAGAATTAAATATAGATGAATCTTTAGAACAGTTATCATCATTAACTGACCCTAATCAAATAGAAGAACTAAAACAAAGATTATGTCCTACCCCTGATGTTTTAAATAGCCTTCTTCAACAACGTAACGGTATAGTTAATTTTTTAAATAGTCAACAAGAAAAAGTCAATAGCTTAAAAGAAACGGCAAATATTACTGGGGAAATAGCAGATGGTTTATTAACAACTTCCACTACAATAAAATTATCAGCTTTTATAACTAACCAATTAGCTAAAGTAGCACTAATTGGTCCAATTATAGCCCCACTTAGATCTATAATCACAGATTTAAATGTAATCAACCAGGCAATTAAAGAAGATGGAGACGGTAACCCTCGTATTCCTCCATTATTGGGTGCAGTTAATAATTTTTCTACCCCTTTAAACCAATTCAATTCAGTAATAACTTCAATTGTTAGGGTTTTATCTCAATTTGATGAAATAATAACTTTTTGTTCTCCTAATTCTACATTGGAAAATTTATCTATAGACGTTTTAACTACTATAGCAGTGGATATTTCAAATGAAGCTAATGGGAATGGGATGTATAAAGGGTTTAGATTAGAAATTGAAGAAAAACCATATACTGATACTGTATCCCAAAATAGAGCCGTAGGCTTAAACCAATCAGGTATCATATTAATTGCCACAAATTACTCATTTGCCTCAGATCCTAATATATTAATTAATGAACTTAAATTTATTATTGATAGAGATAATTTAAAAGCGTACTAAACTAATATTTATAATCATGAAACTAAACGAATTAAGAAAAGTAATTAGAGAAGAAGTGAAAGCTGCTATCCAAGAGGAATTAAAAGATATCCTCCTTGAAGCCGTTCGCTCACCTAAACCCGCAATTACCGAAAATATTTCAGTTGCGGAAACAGTAAAACCAGACCCACAAGCGCAAAAAGCATTTAGACAACAGATGTTATCTCAAATGGCTGCAGGTAATGGAAATATGAATTTAACAACTGCAGATACTAATACCTTTAGACCTGCAGGACCTGCAACAGCTGAAGGTTCAGCCTTACCTGAAGGGAATGTAGGTTTAGACCAAATTATGGGTATAATGAAAGGTAAATAATGGCTTATAACGCTGAAAAAATATCACCCCTTGATTTCAGACCTAGTGTAGGAGTTGGAATAAACTTACCTTTAAATGGTAGGGCTTGTTTTAATACTACATTTACAACACAAGAAGCTATTAAAAATAATTTAATTAATTGGTTTTTAACTAATAAAGGTGAAAGACCATTAAACCCCAATTTTGGGGGGAATTTAAGAGAATTTTTATTTACTCAAATAACAGATAATAATTTAGATTTTCTTCAAGAAGACATACAGGCACAAATTAATACTTATTTCCCTAACATTAATGTTGATAGGTTAGAAGTAACATCACAACCTGATTTAAATACTATTAACGTACTTTTGAAATATAATGTTCAAAATACTAATATAAATGATTCACTAAATATAACATTTGACTAATGGCTGTGAATAGAGACATAAAATACATTAACAGAGATTTTGGGAACTTAAGACAAAGTTTAATTAATTATTCTAAAACTTACTTCCCAACAACATATAATGACTTTACAGAAGCATCTCCAGGTATGATGTTTATGGAAATGGCATCATATGTAGGTGATGTTTTATCTTTTTACCAAGATAACCAATTCCAAGAAACTTTTTTACAATATGCCCGAGAAGCTAATAATTTATACGATTTAGCTTATATGATGGGTTATAAACCTAAAGTAACAGGTGTAGCTACTGTTGATATAGATTTTTATCAAACCGTTCCTGCTATCTCTAATGAGCCTGATTATAATTATGCTTTATTAATTGCTGAGAACGCTCAAATTTCCTCTACTTCTAACAACCAAGTAAACTTTTTAGTTGAAGATCCAATAGATTTTGATACTTCTTCTTCATTAGACCCAACTAATGTATCTGTATATGAAGTAGATCCAAATGATTCAACTCAAGCAACCTCATTTTTACTTAAAAAAACCAGAAAAGCCATTTCAGCAACTGTAGTAACAACCACAGTAAATGCAGGTAGTACTCCACAAGAATTTTTTACCACTAATGTAACAGCAAATAATATAATTGGTATTTTAGATATAACTGATGCTGATGGTAATATATGGTATGAAGTACCTTATTTAGGTCAAGAGATGGTATTTGACTCAATTAAAAATACTAACCCAAATGATCCTAATTTATCATCTGACCAAGTTGATGCTCCTTATTTATTAAAAAATAAACAAGTGGCTAGAAGATTTGCTTCTAGATTTACAGCAACAAATACTTTACAAATACAATTTGGAGCAGGTACATCAAGTGATGTAAATGAAGAAGTAACTCCTAATTCTAATAATGTTGGTTTAGGTTTACCATTTGAAAAAGATAAATTAACAGCTGCTTATTCACCACAAAACTTTATTTTTACTAGTACTTATGGTATAGCACCAACAGGCACTTTAACAATAAGATATTTAACTGGGGGTGGTGCTACATCAAATGTTCCTGCTGGTGATTTAACAACTTTTTCTAATAATAATGTTACTTTCCAAGTAGCTAATTTAAATTCTACATTAGCAAATACAACATTTAACTCACTTCAAATCAATAATCCAAGAGCCGCTTCTGGAGGTAGTGATGGAGATACTAATGAAGAAATAAGACAAAACTCAATTTCTAATTTTTCTACCCAATTACGTAGTGTAACTCAAGATGATTATTTAGTAAGAGCATTATCAATGCCTCCTAAATATGGTGTAGTATCAAAAGCTTTTATTGAACAAACTAAATTAAACACACTACTCCCAGGTGAAATACCATCAACATTAACACTATATACTTTAAGTGCTAATTCAAATAATAATTTAACATTAGCAAGTACAGCTTTAAAACAAAATTTACAAACTTATTTATCTCAATATAGAGTAATAGGTGATTCAATTAGTATTAAAGATGCTTTTATAATTAATATTGGGGTTGATTTTGAGATTACTATTAGACCTAATTTTAATAGTAATGAAGTATTGAGAAAATGTTTGACTGAAATTCAAGCTTATTTTAATATTGATAACTGGCAGATTAATGAACCTATTTTATTAAAGGAGTTAGATCTTTTATTAGATAAAGTTCAAGGGGTTCAAACAGTTAAAAATGTTACTATATCTAATAAAGTAGGCACATCATTAGGTTATTCTCAATATGCTTATGATATTCCTGGAGCTACTATTAATAATGTAATTTATCCATCAATTGATCCTATGGTATTTGAAGTAAAATACCCTAATAGTGATATTAAAGGTAAAGTTGTAAACTTATAATTATGGGAATATTAGATAAATATAATAAACGAATAGGAGTAGGTACCCCACTTCAAGGTAGTACAAACACAGGCCTTATATTTGACCCAAGTTCACCCCAACAACTTACCCTAGATTTGGAAGATAAATATGATAATGCTATAGGTATTAATTCACCTTTACAAGGTAATATAAATACTGGTCTTATATATGATCCAAGTTCTCCTCAACAGATTCCTCAAGATAAAGTAACTGACTTTAATAAAACAAGTTTAGATTTAGAAAGCCCTCTTCCATTAGGGGGTCCTATTAATGTATCGTATACTACTCAAGTAGGTGAGAATATAGTAACTTCACCCACAACCCAACCATATACCCCTAATAGTACTTACTCAGATAGTTTTACTAATCCTGAATTAAAAGCACGAACTATAGATCCTTTCAAATAAAATGGCAGTATATAAAATTTTCCCATATCAAGATACTACTTTGTATTCAATGTTCCCCAAAATGAATACAGGTATTGACCCTATCAATCAAGTTTCAAATTTAAACTTTGCTATTGATAGTCAACCTTCTGTAGCAAGATCGTTAATTCAATTCGATAATGATGAAATTAATAATACTATTGATAATGTTATTGGTAGTACAAATTTCCAAACTAGATTACGTTCATTTATAGCAACAGCCCAAGGTATTGTTGAATCTTCAACTCTAGAAGTTTGGCCTATAGCTGTAGGGGGAGCAACTGGAGAACTAGAATGGAACCAGGGTACGGGTACCTATTTAGATCAACCATTAACAACAGATGGTGCTTGTTGGGAATCTCCATTTTTTGCAAATAGCAATCAATGGCCAATTGGAACTCCAGATAATTACGGTACTCCATCAGGTTCATACAATGCTGCTTATGCTACTATAGGTGGTGGTGCTTGGTATACTGGTTCTGGAGGCACAGACTTTAACATTACAGCATCATTTGGTCCTAGAAGCGATAAAGATCTAAATATTATTGTAGACGATATTGTTCAAGCCTGGACAAGTTCAGCTTTACCAAATCACGGATTTTTAGTTAAATGGGAAGGTAGTGCTGAATTTAATACAAGTAAGTTAGTACAACCTGTAATGCAGTATTACAGTGTAGATACTAATACAATTTACCCACCAGAACTAGAATTTAGATGGGATGATTCAGTATGGTCTACCTCTTCAGCAGTCCCAGTATTAGACCAACAAAACATTTATATTTCATTAGCTGAAAACCCAGGTATATTTTATGCTGAAAGTGTTAATAAATTTAGATTAAACGTAAGAGAAAAATATCCTAAACGTGAATATGTAACCGGTTCTTTGTATACTAAACAACATTACCTCCCATCTGCTTCTGCATGGTACGCTGTAAAAGATTTGGATACAAATGAATTTGTAGTAGATTTTGATACTAACTACACTAAAATTAGTGCTGATACAACATCAAGTTACTTTGATTTATATATGAATGGTTTAGAACCTGAAAGATATTATCAAGTTTTAGTTAAAGTAGATGCTGGAGGTAGTACTACAATATATAATGACGAATATTACTTTAAAGTAATTAATGGATAATGGAAAAGAAGGTTAATTTAAATAAAGATGTATTTGGTAAAAATCAATACGAAAAAGTTATTAATACCTCTTTTTCTCAATTAATTGAACCTGATTCAGTTATAGTTACAGAACAATTACCTACAGTAGATGAATTTTTTGAAGATTATAATACTTTATTTTTTCAAATACCTAAAACTGGGGAAAATTCTCATGAAGAATTAATCATTAAAAGTACAGATTATATAGGTTTTCAACCTTTAAATGATGAAATACAAGCTTTAACTGAAGAAATTACTTCTTTAAGAACACAACTTTTAGAAGCAAACCAACGATTAGTAGATTTAACCGAAAATGATAGACCAGATTAAACTTATCCCTTTAGATCCTAATAACTTTTCTTCAGAAAATTATTCTTCTACTGATGAGGCTTTATTAACTTCTATAACAGAACTTAATACATTTAATGAGGATACAGACTATGTTGAATTTTTTGTATATGATTTAAATAATTCTATTATCTCCCCTTTAGGAAATGATGGTACATTTTTAAATTATAATATACTTGATAATGAAATATATGTTAATCCTGAAGAAGACTTAGCTAATGTAGGGGTTACTAATGGTATAGTTAATACATTATATAACTTTTTTACTAAAAGGCTATCATCTTCACCTCAATCTACTTACTATATTTCTGAAATCTCTTCAGATAGAACAGAAATTAGATTAGAATCTAATATAATATCTACTGAAGATATAATTACTTCTACTACTGAATTTATAGCGTATAGAGAACAAGATGAAACATTCCCTGATTTTTATTTAAACTTAGGGTCTAATCAATTATACATTGCTAATAATATTAGATTAGATGGTGAAAGTGTACTTATTAAATTGTATGAACCTTTACCATTAAATATAAATGTAAAAACTTCACTTTGGGTTGTTGAAAAAATATCTAATGGTTTAGCTTATAGAGTAGAATTTCCTAATCAAGTAATTGCATTACCCAATGGAATCCAATTACAAGGGCCTAATATAAATTTACAACAAAAAGGAGAATTAAATAATTCAACCGAAAATGTAAATCTTACATCTTTTACATCACCTAATAGCCAATCAGAATACCAAATTAACTCTTATTTTAACGATCCTAGTGTTAATATAAACGTTGATTATACTGATTTTGGTAATTTTGTAAATTTTTCATCTGCAAAAAGTAGAATTGAAAATTTTTGGTATAAAGTAGGATTAATAGAATCTGCAAGTGAACAAATTGCAAGTCAAAGTTTATTAACTGAAACATCGTTCACTTCTGCAAGTTTAGCCCCTTTAAATAATCTTATAAATGATACAATTACCAACTTTGATAGGTATGAATATTATTTATATTTTGAATCTAGCTCCGATACTTACCCAAAAACAAATTCTATCCCCCCCTACCAAAATGCACCTACAGGTAGCAATGCAGCCGAAACTTGGTATGATACTAAAATAGAAGCAGCTGATAACTATGATAATTTAAACCAAGATTGGTTATATTATACTATCCCTGAATATGTAAGATCTGATGTAAATAATAATTGCTATTTTATCTTTACAGATATGATTGGTCAATTTGTTGATGATAACATTTGGATATATTTAAAAGATACAACAAATAAATGGGATGCTGATAATAGAATTGATGCTGGTGTTTCTAAAGACTTAGTAGCTCAAGTATTAAGAGATATGGGTGTTAAGTTATACCAAAACAACTTTAGCTCAACTGACTTATATTCAGCATTCTTAGGATTTACAGACTCAGGAAGTTTATTCCCTTTCCCGTATATGACAGGGTCTGTGGAAACTGGTGGTTTATTAGATACACCTCAAGGATATGAATATATTACAAATTTCATATCATCTAGTGACGAGGCTATACCATTAGACGACATAAATAAGCGCATTTACAAGCGTATCTATCATAACCTACCATACTTATTGAAGGCAAAAGGTACCGTCACAGGTCTGCGTACTTTAATTACTTCATATGGTATTCCGGATACAATTTTACGTATTAGTGAATTTGGGGGTAAAGATAAGATCAATACAAACGATTGGGATTTATGGCAACATCAATATAATTTCCAATACGATACTAATGATGATGGAAATGTACAATCCCCTTGGGTCCCAAACCCAGACTGGGAAGTAGTAGTACCACAAACAGTTCAATTTAGATTTAAAGCTCCAAAATCCGGAAGTAATGCTGTAGATAATGCTGTAGATAATCCTCAACAAGTACTTTGGAGTTTAGATGTAAACCCAAATATAGCTATAGGTTTAGATTATTTTGGAGATGGATTTACATCAGGTTCTTATTCTGGTTCAGTCCCTTCTCAATCATTAGAATATGCTAACTTAGTTTTTACAACAGATGATTTTAATACTACCTCTAGTGTATATTTACCTTTCTTTAATGGGGAATGGTGGTCTGTAATGTTAACTAAAGAAAATGATACTTTTACATTATATGCTGGTGATAACATTTATCATGGGAATGATGGTTCCCAAATAGGTTTTATAGCATCTGCCTCAGATACTTTTGTAGGTACTGATTGGGATAATGCTACAAATTCCTTCTTCCCAAGTGATACTAGAAACCCAGTAGCATCTTATTCAGCATTCTCAGGTTCATACCAAGAAATTAGGTATTTTAACCAAGCGATTTCCCAAAGTGTGTTTAAGGATTATGTAATGAATCCCCAATCAACTGAAGGTAATAGTGTAAATGGATCTGAAACCCAATTATTATTTAGAGCTTCGTTAGGTGGAGAATTATATACTGGATCTGAATCAATCCATCCAAAATACTCTTCAAATCCTTCTCAATCTTCATTCCCAAGTAGCAATTCAAGTTTTAATATTAATAATGGTAGCTTTAATACAAATCGCGAATGGATATTCTACGATTCACCCCCAGTAGGAATAAAGAATAGAAATACAGATAAGATTAAGCGTCAAGGTTTAATTTTACCTGAAGGAAATACTTTATCTAATCAAATTTCAATTCAACAATCATCTTTTACTACTAATGATTATACTAATAATCTTAACTTGTTAGAGGTAGCATTTTCACCACAAAATGAAATTAATGATGATATTATTAATCAAATTGGTTTCTTTAATGTAGGTGATTATATAGGTGATCCAAGATTAATATCTTCAAGTGCTAACACATACCCTTCACTAGTTGACTTATCTAAAGAATATTTTGAAAAATATACATCTAGTTACGATGTTTATGATTACATTAGATTAATCAAATTTTTCGATAATTCATTATTTAAGATGGTTAAAGATTATGTTCCTGTAAGAACTGGTCTAGCATCGGGTATTGTAGTTAAACAACATATTTTAGAGAGACAAAAATACCCTACACCACAACCAAACCCAACTACAACTATAGCTATAGCTCATACTACGGGTTCTACATCTGGTCCTTCTTATCAACAAATTCCTGAAAATAAAAAAGATTTAACTATTACAGGTTCAATTGGTTCTACTCCTTCTTTACTCGATGGTGCTAGATATTACGAAGCAACAACTGATTTTGAATCAAATCCAATAATAACTGTAGAAGGTGGAGCTGGTGGTTCTGTAAATGATTTAAATGTACCTGTAGGGTATTTTAGAGTACTCAATACTGGTATTGGTTTTCTAGATATTTCATCTACTTATAGAGTTTTATTCCAAGATTCATTTTGGGGTGGAACATTAACTAATAATACACCTTCATCAAATGGTATTAATATTTCCCCTAAGGGTGTAGGTAGTAATGGAAGATTTACTATAGATTTTAATTATACTTTTAAAGGTGATATAAATATTGAAGTTAGTAATAGAGATAATGATGAGACTTTTACTGTAGATTTAGTTGAAGATTCAAGTAATGATGTAGTAAGTACTATTACTCAATTTTGCCCACAAATGGGTGTTGGAGAGTTTAATAATTTAGTATTAACTAATTGTATCTTTGAAAAAGGTAAAACTTATTACTTTAGAATTAAATCTAATAGTGGGAGTGCTAGATTAAGACAAGCTATTAAGGTATCATTTACCCAACTAGACGCTCCTGAAATTTTTAGATCAGGTCAAATGTATAGCGAGGTAATTAAAACCCCATTAGGAGATGTTACTGAAACTGTATCTAATAGTCATGAATTCTATGATGGTGAATATAGCGGTTCAGATTATGTAGTAACTGATGGTGAATTAAACACCGAATGTGATACATTTAAAAAAGCTGATACAACAGAAATTCAATATTATTTATCTTCTTCTGTACCTGAAAATACATCCAACTTCATCAATACCCCTGGAACAGGAGCCGCTTACACAATGATGGATAGTGGTACTAATGATGGTTTAAAAATATATTTACAATGGGCTTTTGATAGAAAAGAAGCTGCAGGTTTTGGTACCCAAGCAGATGACTACTATTGGAATGTAGTTGGATTCGCAATTAAAATCCCAGAATCAGCTAATGCTGTAGAAGTAGAAGATTATATTACATCATTAAAAAAACTTAAACTTCTAGATGTTAATTTTATAGGTTCGGATGTTACAGGATTGACTGGTTGGTCAAGTATTTCCAATAAAACATTTACAAATGCTGTAGACCCTATTTTAATACCAAAATCATTTAGAAGATACGATGCTTATTCAAATTCTGGTAGATTTATTTATGTTGAGACTCAACCATCAGAGATGGAGTTTAGTCTTAGATTAAATACATTATTCGGTACTGAAGGTGATTTATATAATTTTAATATAGCTTCTAAAGGTTTAATAAATACAGTATTTGAACCCTTTGTTCCTCAAACATTCCAAAATAGTGATTGTAACCCATTAATAAATAATGCTACTGATGTTACACCGTCTACAATATATTATGATGTAGATTACGCTAATAATCCTAATATAGCAGTTAATTTTGATGCTATCCTAGCAGGTTCATCCCCTAAAGCAAAAATTCAAGATTATAACTATTTTGCTCGTAGAAGTATAATTCCACGCTATAGTGGAAGTAAAAATGAATCTAATAATTACAATGTTTTAGATGGTGCTATTGATGCTACCCAAGCTTTATTTGGTTATTTTAATTGGGTAGGTGGTACCTCACCTGAATGGGGTAATGGTTTAGAAGATCGTAGTGTAGCTAATTTAAGATTTCTTTTAGACGTTAATGGTAAAATTATTAAACCAATAGCTGATTCTCAAGGTGTAAACCAAGGTATAGTTGAAAATAACTTTACAGAAGGTAAAATTGCTACATTAGCATTTGATGATGAAGTAGGTTCTTCAGCAGCATTCTCTAATTTACTAGGAGATCATACAATTTTTAAAAGTGGTAAAGATATTACTCCAATTGTATATTCTCAAACCGCAAGTATTGCTCCTAATGCTCCTGGTGGTTATACAAGTTCATTATTCTTTGTTCAAGGTGATCAACAAGAAGATTCAGCAATAGGTGATTATAGATTAACAGCATTCTCTAACGGATCCCAACTTTTAGATAGTGCTAAAACAGTACAATTTGGGTTCCAACAATATTTAGGTAGTTTAGGAACATTTACTGGTACAAATACAACTTATTCAACCCAAACTACTGCACCTAATACTGTAGGGGTAACACTAGAATTTAAAGCTAAACTTGAACCTGAATTTAATACCCCAGGTGCTACTGTTACTTTCCAATGGAAGAAAAATTCTACTCTAGTAGGAGGTACAGTTCAAGTAGATTTCGGTAATTCAAATGCTGTGTTCTTATCATATACTGATAATAATGTAGTAAATACTGATACTTTTAAATTAGAAGCAACTTCTGTTACCTATGGTCAAGGTGCTGCACCTTCACTTTCAAATAACTCATTCTTTAAAGCAATCCAAACACCACCCCCAGGATTAGGTGCTGTAAACGATGGTCAATATTGGGAAAAATTAGGGATAATCGGATCAGCTGGAGCAGCACAATTCAAACCTTTAAACCTTCTCCCAGTATATGGTCAAAAGCAAGAAGATATTTCTGGTAGTGGGTTCTTTGGTATTACAAATGATTTTATACTTCAAGTTGGAGATGAAATTAGATTCCAAGGTACTGAAACTCAAACCTATAAAATTATAGCAGTAGATAATTTAAATTCACCTCCAATTTTCACAGTAGATAGAAAAATTAATCTTACTAATGATGAAATGGATTGGTTCCTAGTCAGAAGATATGTAGATAATCCTGCTAATATTATTCTAGAAGTAGACAAATCAGCTGGAGGTACCTCACCAGGTATTTTAAAACCACAATACTTATCTAGAAATGCTGAAGATAATATTGATACCATTTTAGAACAATTAAGACGAGATGCGTTAATTTAAACTATAATTTGGCGTAAAATTAAAACTAACATATATTTATAATAAATCAAACATTAGAAAATGGGATATTTAAATAATTCAGTAGTAACAGTAGATGCTATCCTTACAACAAGAGGAAGACAACTGTTAGCTCAAAATGACGGTTCATTCGTAATCACTCAATTTGCACTAGCAGATGATGAGATTGATTATACATTGTATAACCCAACTCACCCCTCAGGCTCAGCTTACTACGGTCAAGCAATTGAAGGTATGCCGTTATTGGAAGCATTTCCAAACGAGACTCAAGTCATGAAGTACAAGTTAACTACTTTACCTCGTGGTACTGCTAAGATGCCAATCTTAGATGTAGGTTACACTTCAATTGTAATTAAACAAGGTGCTTCATTAGCAATTACTCCTCAAACATTAAATTACTTAGGTGGTAACCAATCAGAAACTTCTGGTTATACTGCTACAATTTCTGATGTTAGATTAACTAGTACATTTAATGGTGTAGGTATTAATACAGCAGACGCAACTGCTCTTAACACTTCAAATACTACATTAGGTACTAATGTATCTAAAACAGTAGTAGGTACTACTATTAATATTACAGCAACTACAGTTAACACGTTATTTGGTTCAAATACTCAACTTCAAGCTACTTTAGTAATTGAAGGTAGAGACTCAGGAGCAAGAATTCAGGTACCAGTAACAGTAACTAAAGTATCCTAAAACTTAGATTATGTCATTTAAAGCATTCGAACAAGACGATTTTGTAGTATCAGCTGATAGTATCACTGCTGGTTTATTTACAGGCAATGAACCTACACTTACTACATTTATCACATCATCTACACAAGTAGCATCTTCTAATGGAGATTATTATATTAACGTATTCAACTCCTCTTCATTAACAGATATCCAATTTGCAATTGCTTATGGTGATGTAGATGGTAGTGGTTCTGTAGAATATGATAGTGCAGTAACAGGAAAATCACCTTCATCTACTAGTTATGGTCAATATCGTACTTTAGTATTAGGAGATGAAAATGCCGAATTTACATTTGGAGGTGAAATATCACCAAACTTTTATGCAGTTTCTATTGATAGAAATAGATATAAAGGAGGTTTATTCCCAGGATCTACTACTTTAAAATTAACAGTAGGTGCTAATGATTTATATCTTACAGATAATTCTCAAGTTACAACAACAGTAGAATTTAATGATGCAGGTAGAGTATTCCAATTAGTATCAGGTTCTGCAGGTGTTGTAAGTTCTGCTTCACCAGGTGAAAATGGTTATTCACTTTCAGGTTCATACGGTTTATTCTTACCAGATATTGCTACTTATATCTTAAACCCCTCAGCATTAGATGCTAATGTTGCAAATGGTGGTATTTTATTAGGTACAACTAGAGGTGATAATGTTGATAGTGAAAATGCTGGTAGATTATACGATGCTACTGTAGACGGTGCTTCATTTACAGCTAATTCAGAAGAAACAATTACTTCCGATTTTATCTTTGTAAGACCTAGAAGTTCAGAATTTAACTATTCAGAAAACCCATCATTCATCTCAGGTTCAACTGGTGAAGTATTATATAGCTCGTTTATTAATAACCCAACTACTTATGTAACTACAGTAGGTTTATATAATAATGCTAGTGAATTATTAGCAGTAGCTAAATTATCAACTCCTTTAGAGAAAGACTTTACAAAGGAAGCTCTTATTAGAGTTAAGTTAGACTTCTAAAATGAATGGCAGCCTACAAACAATTTTTATCATCTGATGTAATAGTTACCCCATTTGAGGTTAACAAAGGGTTTACTTTTGCTTCGTCCTCTTTTGGAGATCCTGATGTCCAAATTTTTACTTATGA